TGAGAAAGAACAACCCAAGAAGATATGCAGTTGCAGGTCTTGGTGGTTGGGGAATTGTTGAAGGTTTGGTCTTTGAGAATTGGAAGGAAGAAGATTTCAGGTTCATCACAAAGAAAGAAGCTGATGAAGGTCAGACAGGTGTCATCAAGGACAACCTGAAACCTGCATTTGGTCTTGACTTTGGATATACCAATGACCCTTCTGCATTCTTTTGTGGAATGCTTGACCTTCAAAATAAAAGACTTTATGTGTTTGATGAATTCTATGAAAAAGGACTGTCAAACAAGGCTATTGCATCCAAGATTGAAGAAATGGGATTCAGGAAGGAAAGAATCACAGCAGATTGTGCTGAACCAAAGTCCATTGATGAACTGAACACCTTCCACCTTCATGTCACAGGTGCAAAGAAGGGAAAGGATTCAATCAATAATGGCATTCAATGGATTCAGGAACTTGAAATCATAGTGCATCCAAGGTGTGTGAACTTCCTGACAGAAATCAGCAACTATACTTGGAACACAGACAAGTTTGGAAAGAAACTGAATGTTCCAATTGATGACTTCAATCATCTAATGGATGCAATGCGGTATGCTTTGGAAAAATACATCCTTGGAAACAAGTGGATATATTAGAAATATTAAGAAAGGGGTGAAAGGAATGCTTTCAGAAGCTGAAATTCTTCAATTCATAAATGAAGACAAGGTGTCAACAAAGAAGCATCTTGCACAGGTTGGTCAAAAATATTATGAAGCAGAACATGACATTCTGCAATATAGGGTGTTTTATTACAATGCCGATGGAAAACTTGTGGAAGACACTACAAGAAGCAACATCAAGATTCCACACCCATTCTTCACAGAATTGGTTGACCAATGTGTTCAGTATATGCTTTCAGGAAAAGATGGATTCATCAAGACAGACATTCCTGAATTGCAGGAAAGACTTGATGAATATTTTGATGATGACTTCACATCTGAATTGAATGATGTCCTGACAGGTGCAGTCAGCAAGGGTTTTGATTATATGTATGCATATATGAATGCAGAAGGAAGACTTGCTTTTCAACATGCTGATTCAATGGGTGTTGTTGAAGTCAGGGCAAAGGACACAGATGATGGTTGTGAATATGTCATATATTGGTATGTTGACAGGATTGCAAAGGAAAACAAAGTCATCAAAAGAATCCAAGTATGGGATTCAATGCAGACAACCTTTTATGTTCAGGAAGAAGAAGGGAAACTGATTCTTGATGACAAGGAAAAATTGAATCCAAGACCACACATCACCTATCACAAAGATGGTGATGATGCAATTTATTATGAAAACTTTGGATTCATTCCATTTTTTAGATTGGACAACTGCAAGAAACAGTGGTCAGGCTTGAAACCTATCAAATCCCTGATTGATGATTATGATATGATGTCTTGCGGTCTTTCCAATAATCTTGCAGACTTTGACCATCCACTGCATGTTGTCAAAGGATTTCAGGGTGACAACCTTGAAGAACTGCAACAGAACCTGAAAACAAAGAAGATGATTGGTGTTGATGATTCAGGCGGTGTGGAAGTTCACACTGTTGATATTCCATATCAGGCAAGACTGACCAAGATGCAGGAAGATGAAAAGAACATTTACAGATTTGGAATGGGTTTCAATTCTGCACAGCTTGGTGATGGAAATGTGACCAATGTTGTCATTAAATCAAGATATGCACTTCTTGATTTGAAATGCAACAAACTTGAAATCAGACTGAAACAGTTCCTGAAAAAAATCCTGAAAGTTGTCATTGCTGAAATCAACAGGATTGATGGAACTGATTATCAGATAAAAGATGTTTGGTTTGACTTTGAAAGAGAGGTCATGACCAATGCTTCTGACAATGCACTGATTGAAAAAACAGATGCTGAAACCCAACAGGTCAAGTTGAATAGCATCCTGAATGTTGCACAGGCATTGGACAATGAAACAGTTCTGCAAGCAATCTGTGAAATTTTGGAACTTGATTTTGAAGATGTCAAGATGAAGGTTCAGGAACAGGATGAAACAGAACAGGCTGAACAGATGTTGAATCAGATGACACCTGATGATTCAGGCGGTGATGGTGATGAATAAAAGACAGTTGATTGTTCAGAAGCAGTTTGTGCAGGATGAAAAAGCGGTCATCAGGGAATTGAAACATGAATATTCCAAAACCCTTGCAGAAATCAATGACAGAATCAAGGTTCTGCAATCAGGAGAAATGACACAGGCGAAAATCTACCAACTGCAATATCAGTTATCACTTAGAACACAGATTTCAAGCATCCTTGACAAAATGCAGTCCAATAATTATCAGACAGTTCAGGCATATTTGAATGGGTGCTATAAAGAAGGGTTTGTTGGTGCAATGTATGACCTGCAAGGTCAGGGAATACCACTTGCATTCCCTATTGACCAAAATCAAGCAGTCAAGGCGGTTCAGCTTGATTCAAAGGTCAGTCAAGGCTTATATGCAAGAATGGGGGTCAATGTCAATGAGTTAAAGAAAAAAATATCAGATGAAATTGCAAGGGGGATTTCAAGCGGTCTTTCTTATGAAAGGATTGCAGGAAACCTTCAATGGATGGTCAATGGTGATTATTCAAAATCCTTGCGAATAATCAGAACAGAAGGTCACAGGATTCAAAATCAGTCAGCACTTGATGCAATGCATAAAGCGGTGAATGTTGGTGCTTCAATCGTGAAACAGTGGGATTCAACCTTGGATGGAAACACAAGGGACACCCACAGGGAACTTGATGGACAAACAGTTGGAATTGATGAAGAATTTGTCATTCCATCCACAGGTGCAAGGGCATTATATGCAGGCGGTTTTGGTGACCCATCAGAAGACTGCAATTGTCGGTGTTGCATTTTGCAAAGGGCATCTTGGAACATGGATGACTATGATGCAACCAAGATGGACAATGAATCAGGTCTTTTGGTGGAATTCAAAGAAAAAGACTATCAAGCATTCAAAGATGCATACTTTGATGCAGTTGGTAGTTGATTCATTTGGTGGAATGTAAAACCACTTGTCCTGAATAAGACAATAAACTGTTCTTTTTGTATGTCACAACATCAGGGGTGATGTAAAACACCCACTTCAAATCAAACATGACATAACATGTAAAAATTGTATGAAAGGAAGGAATGGAACAATGACATTACAGGAAATTTTGAAATCACAGGGTCTTTCTGATGAACAGATTGAAAAGGTGACAGGTGAAATGAAGCAGAACAAGATTTTTCTTTCAGATGAAGAAAATCTTGGTATCAGATACAAGAAATTAAAGGATGACCATGATGCACTTGAAAAACAGCATGGTGAAGCAACCACCCTGATTGAAGAACTGAAAAAGGGAAGCAAGGGGAATGAACAGTTGCAGTCCAAAATCACTGCTTATGAAACACAGGTTGCTGAATTGCAGAAGGAATTGGAACAGACCAAGGTGGAAAGTGCAATCAAGGTTGCACTGCTTTCAGCAAAGGCAACAGATGTTGACTATCTGACATTCAAGCTGAAAGAAAAAGGGGAAATCAAGTTGGATGACCAAGGCAACATCAAAGGCATCAATGACATGCTTGCAGGTTTGAAGACACAGTTCCCAACACAGTTTGAAACTGCAACCCAAAAGAAGATTGATGAACACAAACTTCCTGATGGTGATGACACCAAGAAAATCAGTCAGGAAGAATTCAACAAGATGGGTTATCAGGACAGACTGAAAGTTTACAATGAAAGTCCTGAACTTTATGCAGAGTTATCAGGAACAAAAACCAACTAATTGAAAGGTAAAGGTGAATAATTATGGCTAATGTAGTAACTACTCTTGACAAACTTATCAATCCGCAGGTCATGTCTGACATGATTTCTGCAAAAGTAGAACAGAAGATTGTGGTCACACCATTTGCAAAGATTGACAATACTTTGCAGGGTCGAGCAGGTGACACTGTGACAGTTCCTTCCTACAAGTACATTGGGGATGCAGAAGATGTTGCAGAGGGTGTGGAAGTTGGCACTGTTGCACTTGAAACTTCCACTGAAACCTTCACAATCAAGAAGGCAATGAAAGCTGTTGAACTGACTGATGAAGCAGTTCTTTCAGGTTATGGAAATCCTGTTGGTGAAACCAACACACAGCTTGCAAAGGCTATTGCATCCAAGGTGGATAATGATGCAATGGATGCACTTGGAGATGCACAGTTGAAGTATTCCAAGGATTCTGCAAATGTCATCAGCTATGCAGGAATTGTCAATGCTGTTGACCTGTTTGAAGAAGAAGTGCAGTCTGACAAGGTGATGTTCATTCATCCAAAGCAGGTGACACAGCTTCGTCTTGACCCTGACTTCATCAGTGCAGACAAGTATGACAATGCTGTTATGATGCGTGGTGAAATCGGTATGATTGCAGGTGTCAGAATTGTTCCTTCCAAGAAGGTGAAACTTGCAAGCAAGAAATATTCTTGTCCTATCGTTAAGCTGAACAATGATGCTGAAACAGAAGATGATGCACCTGCATTGACTATCTTCTTGAAGCGTGACACCAATGTTGAAACTGAAAGAAAGTCCCTTGCACGAAAGACAGCAATCAGTGTTGACAGGATGTATGGTGTCAGCATCACCAATCAGGCAAAGGTCATTATTGCAGAATTTGCAAGTGAAGTGACAGCCTAACAGCAATCACTTGAAAGGCGGTGAATCATAAATGATTGTTAAAATTGAAGATGTGATGTCACTTCCTGAATTCAGTGGTATGAATGAAAATCAGATGCAGTCAAGACTTGATGCACTTGAAATTCTTGTCAGGAAGTACACCAACAACAATTTTCAGAATAGACACATCAGGTTTTCCGCTTCAAGCCTTGGAAA